ATGAGTACCCCAGATATTGATGATAACTCAGGTGTAGAGGCGTTACTTGGATTCGAGTTTCAGCGAAACTGCGCTTTGCTGTTGTTGATGGACAACTATGAATCATACAGCAGCCAAAATTATTTTATATCCATTGAGCACTATGATGACTTTCTGTTTGGTTTTAGGGATTCCAACAACCATAAAATTGAACATATAAAAAGTTATCAGGCTAAAAAACTAACGGGTTCTAAGTGGACGATAGCTGCTCTTGGAGAGCCCACGAGCAAAATGCTTGATGTTGGAAAGGCGATAAAGAGCGATATTGTAGCTAAAGCATCTAGTTTTTCTGCGAATTTGATTTTTGTATCAGATAATACGATTGAACTAAAATCGGGGAACCTAAATAAGGGGAGCAAGGGGAAAGCTAAATACGACATTGAGAAGATAAGAATTGATAATCCTTATATGTCGTATATCGAATTACCTGACACTCTTCGTGACCTTGTCGTAGATAGTGTGAAAAGTGCTTCAACAAACGCATACTGTGATTCTGAGTTTGAACATCTTGCCTATCAATGGGTAGATTTGCCAAAAACGTCACGTAATCAACTTGCGATTCTAGAGTCAAGGGTCCGTGAGAATTTCAAAGGAGTGCCTGATGCCAAGGCTGCATTGTTAGTACTTTTAAGTTTATTTAAGAGTATCGAAGTACTCCATAATAAACGTAAGAAAATATCGCTAATGGACACTCAAAAAATCTTAGAAGGTGCAACCATAAGACAGGCTGTTAATGTTATTAATTTGGAAAGTAAGGCTCTAGACTTTTGGAGAGCATGTGCAAAGGATCTGTGCCCGAAAGTTAAACTAAATATGGGTAAGGCTAACCGCGCTTCTGAATATATTGGGATTGCATTTGAATTATTTAAAGATAAAAATAATCAAGAGCATAAGAAAATATTTAACTTCGTTAAAAACAATACTTTTGAGGATTATTGCTTTGGTCATGATGACACTATAGAAATGTTTGTCAACGAGTACTATAAGTCAAGTATATATTCTAATTCTATAGAACGAGAAGATGTAATTTTTGCAATTGTTTGTGCCTACGTTCAGACTAGAGATATTATTATATGAAAGTTATTAATTATAAAGAATTATTTGTGTTCGACAGGCTTAAAAGAACAGGTTTTTTGCAAGAATTTAGTGCTGGCGTAAACATAATTAGTGGTCGAAATACCTCTGGTAAAAGTACGCTAATTCAAAGTTTATTATATGTTTTTGGTATCAATGATGAGAAGGAAAACCTCGAAGGTATCATTACTGACTTTACTGTTTTTTGCTTAAATTTTGATATAAATACCGATGGCGTTGTAAATGAATATACGATCGTTAGAGAAAGTGACAACGTGTATGTTAGGTCTCCAAATGGTCGCGTAGACAGCTTTCGTGGTATGTCAACCAATAATTCTATCGAGCATACGAAGTTAAAGGCTTTTATCTCAGAATTATTCGGATTTTCATTACACCTAGAGCAAAAAGGTGAGATGAAACCTGCTTCTTTAGAGGTGATGTTCCTTCCATACTATATCTCACAGTCAGTTGGTTGGGTATATCTGAGAAGTTCTTTCTCAAATTTGAATTTCTATAAAAACTTTAAAGAAGATTATTTAAATTATTATTTAGGTCTTTCTTCTAATCATGATCGTGAAGAAAGAATTAAACTTACCGAGCAGAAAAAAGAGCTTGATAGCGAAGTTAAGCAGTTAGAAAATAATTTAAAAAAAGATAAGTTCAAAGTAGCAAAGTTACTAGATGAAAAATTTGGTTCTGAAGCGGAAGAGTATATTTGTAACTATAATGAATATTTCAGGTTACTAACCGAAGCCAGAAACGATGTGATAAAATATACAAACCAACTTGCTTTAATGAATACTCGACTTAAGATTATAAATCAAACAGCGAGAAACTTGAAAAACCAAGAACCAGGCTCAGCCACGTGCCCTGCTTGTGAACAGATTATAGAGGATAATGTTTCTAATATTTATGACTATCATCAAAACTTAAATGACACTTTGAAGGAAAAGCTAGAGCAAAAAAATAAAATTGAGTTGATTCAGAAAAAAATAAACCATCGAAAAAATAAAGTCGATGAGTATATGAAAGAAATAAGAGAAAAATATTCTTTACTTGAAGGTTTTTCTTTTGATGGTATAAGCTTCATTGAATGGGTGAACCATAAGGCTGATCTGAAATTATATGAAAGAAGCCAGAGTGATTTAATTAAAATTAATGGAAGAATTTCAAAATTAGTTGAAGACTTGAATAAGTTCAAAACAGATGAAGATTTACTGATAGATCAACGCAAGAAAGAGAAAGAATTTTATAAACTGTTCAAGGAATACCTAATTGAGTTGGATGTTAAAGAATTTACTAAATCTAGTTATAAAGACTTATATAAAATATCTTCATTTCCTGTTCAAGGAGTTGAACTCCACAAAACTATAATGGCTTATCACTTTGCATTTAACAAAATAATATTAGAAACCCGTGGAATTCATCGATTGCCATTCTTGCTAGATGCGATCTTAAAAGAAGATATTGATTCTATAAGCTTGGATTTAATTTTTAAATTTATAAATAAGAATAAACCTGAAGATACTCAATTATTTATTACAATGTCCGAGTCTAACGTTGAGGAAGAAAGAGAAAAAAATAGTGCTGTAGATGGTCTTAAAATGAGCACTTTAAATAGAGAATACTTTTCAAATGAGGCAAAAGTCACTTACATTGGTAATTGTGTTAAAAAACGTTCATTCCTAACACCTATACCAGGTGACGTTGATGAACGACTGCTTAATATAGATGATATCGTTTACTCTCTTTAATCTGCGGGACTAACGATTAATCTTTCTTAAATCCACCTTCATGCTCTACCCATTCCATCACCGCTGCGCGAATCCAACGCAGCGGTGATTTGCTAATTGGCTCTGGGAAGTTGCGGTTCTTACGCCAGGCGATAATGGTGGTTCGTTTCTTATTGAAGAAATCCAAAACCTCTTGGTGGCACATGATCTTGTTTGAAGATTCTGGGTAACGCTCGGCATCATATACTGGCTTATTTGTTTGTTTCGCTGACTCACGGACGAAAGCTGGGGCAGAGTAGGTGAAGTTCATCGGTGATTGATTAAAGTCAGAATAGTTCATTACACATATTCCTAAATTGGTTGGGGTGAATACCCGCAATCAGCCTAAATCCTTGATATTGGTGGTCAGCCGGATATATACTGATTGCGAGGCGTAAGTCTCATTGCACAAAGAACGCCCCTGTTGGTTTGGTCACCGATAGGGGTTTTCTCTTTTTAGTAGTCATCTTCTTTGATGATTAGGTTACATTCCGACTCATCAAAATCTTCTAGGCCAGTAAGAACCACGCCTTGTGCGTAGCAGCGGTAGATAAATGACTCAACATCGCGGGTTTTGTATGGGTTGAATGAGTGGTTGCAACGAATTTTCCCATCCATAACGTATAGGTCGACCTCTTCAGCTACTCTTGAAAAAGACGAGTAACTTGATGAAACCTTGCCTGAGTCAATTTTTAGTCGAAATGAATTTGTACTGTATCGACTAGGTTCAATTTGCACATCTGCTTCGTAGCTCATATCTTCTTTATCGAAGTCATCGCCCGAACGCCAATTTTCAACGATTGTATTAATGAAGTCGGTGACAGGCATTTCTGTTGGAAGTGCACCGAATTTATCTGCTGCCATTTTTTCAAAGCGGGTCATTGCTTCGCTAGTCATGAACTTGTTTAGCGTGTTGTTCATCACTTTGGCCATTTGATCTTCATATGTAGGAATAGAAATACTATCAGGGTCAATTCGTAGTTTGCTTTGAATGATGTTTTCCATTTGCTTACTGAACTCCCCGTAGGAGCGGAACTGGTCTTCAAGTACTTTGGTGATGCACTTATCGACAGCGTCTTCGATAGCTTTCTCTATAACGCCATTGCTGACCATGTCATTGACTTTATTACTGACGATCTCTTGTAGTTCTTTAATTGCTTATTTCCTAATTAAGTTTGATGCCATTGCACAAATGTGAATTAGTGGGGTAGCGTTCTCGCTTCCACTGCGGCTTGCAGGCTAACCAGCTGGCTGAATAGCTCTTGCGCCTTTTCAAAATCTTCTTCGTTTACGTGAATCTCTAGCCCTTTAAAGTCTTCGGCTCCTTCAAAGATGGAAGTCGCAGCGATACGGAGCGGATCATCCTTACTTAGCTCAGCTGTCACTTCTTCAAACTGATGGCTGCATACATTGAGTAGTTGCAGGTTGTTCAGCAGTTGATGGGTTTGGTCTAACGTCATTGTTTTCATCATTAAGCTCTCATTGCACAAAGTTCTCGGGAAACCGATTGGTCAGGTCGGCTGGTAAACTTAAAGTACATAAATAAAGTAAATGTACTTAGAAAGTACATTTACTTTATTTGGATAAAATGTACTTATAAAGTTATTTTTGTTTTTGAGTACAAAAAAACCGCCTGCTATGAGGCGGTTCAATTAGAATTATTTGTATGGGAAGTTCTTTAGACGACTATATGCTTGTCATAAATCCATTATTACTTGTTTGACGTATCCAACGATACGGCAGTTACCGTTGATTGGAATTGGGTCGTATTTAGGATTTAGAGGTACAAGAAATTTATTAGGTCCGTCAATTTCAAGTTTCTTTATAGTGGCTTGCGGCGCATCGTTTAAAGTTGCAACGACTATCTTGCCATTATCGGGACAATTGCAAGGCTCTACTATTACGATGGAACCATCAGGAATGCTGGGAGATCCATAAGGGTTTGTCATTGAATTTCCAGTAACCCTCATTGCGAACGCATCTGCGGACGTATTCACTGATATTGTTTGCCATTCGAACTCGGTATCCGCATCAATAATGATACGAGCCCACTCGCCAGCTTGTACTTCAGTGAGGATCGGAACTGCTTTTAACTTGCTTGTGTCAATAAACTCTGAGTTATCACCCAGTTGCTTCGCTATGTTTTCTGTCGCTTCTTTTTGAGATTGTGATTCGCTTTTCGGATTATGGTCTACGTCTAGCCAGCCCTCAGGCTTATTAAAGCACTGTTCAATGTGTCGAGCCATTCGCGGACCAATTTCAGTTGTCGCGCCTTTTCCCATAAATCGGCTAACTTGTGTCGATGAGCGATCTATCTTATCTGCAAACGCAGCGTAGCTTCCCAGTTGACTGGCAAGTTCTCGCGCATTTTCTCTTCTGATCTCTTCGGCAGTTTTCATAGCGTCACTATATTACCACAATTTCTGGACAACCTATCACATGTACGAAATAAGTACATGACCTTGAGAGTTCATAATTATTGTGTATTATGTACTCGGGAGGTACTTTTATGTACGCAAATTACTGGCGCCAACTCGACGCGAATCAACGTGAAACTCTAGCTAACCAACTAGGTACAAATGAAGACTACTTGCGTCAGGTTTTGTATGGCTACCGAAAAGCAGGAGCAAAACTAGCGAAAGAAATCCATGAACTAACTAATGGTCAGGTGAGCAAGAGCCGTTTAAGACCAGATTATTTTTAAGTTTATAGCACTTTTACATCGCAAGATGATTTAGGAAATTCTGTACAAACAACCAGTAAGGAAAAACCATGAACAATAGTTTTAAAAGCGTTATGCGTAACGCGATAGAAAGTTGGCGCACTGAACTGAGTAAAGAGTGTATTGCTCACCGTGTCGCGAGCTTATACCACAAACTCGATCTTGAGCACGAGGTTGATGCGCAGCGTAAAGAGCTACTTAAAGTACCGGGCGCTGATGACAAGAACAACGCGCAGAACTTTTTCCGCTATGTCGAGCGCACCAGCGTAGAGGCCAAAGCCACGATGATGGATTTGTTACCTGCGGTGCTTAAGGCGATGCCTGCCAAACGCGCAAGCGACATGCTTAACCAATTTCTTAACCCGCTTGGGTTCTCTGTCACTTGCATTGGTGCGAGTGATGCAAACTTAAGCCGAGATTTGCTCTTGCATAACCACAACAAAGAAACATCTGAAGCATTCCGTGCGGTGATCTCTTTAGGGGAGAACGCGAACATTGACCAGCTGCGCGATGCGTATCGAGAAGTTCAAGAAGCTAAAGAATCTCATTCGCCACTTCTGGAATACCTTGAATCGTTAATGGCGAAGAAAGCTGCCTAATCAAAAGCGTAGTGGCTGACCACCACATAACACGCATCTAACTAGGAGAACTTTGTGCAATGAGCCTTAGCTTACAGAACTATCACGGCTGCTATATATGGGTGGCCAATAACGGTGTTTGTCGTTTCGTCGTATCACGGACTAAAGCGATGGAAATCTTTGAATCCATGAAAGCGGGGACGGCGGTGTGATTGAGTATTTGGATAGACCCATCGCTTTTCATCGATCGTTTGTGAAGATGGGTATTGGTATCACGGGCGCATTAATGCTTAGCCAGAGCATTTACTGGAGCCGAAGAACGAACGCTTCAGGGTGGTTTTACAAAACTCAGGAAGAGTGGCAAGACGAAACGGGCATGACTCGAAGAGAGCTTGATACCGCACGTAAAAAGCTGCGTCAGTTAGGTATTTTGGAAGAGAAAAAGCAAGGTGTTCCTTGCCGAGTTTTCTACCGCATTAATGAGCCAAACTTGATTGCACAAATGGAGCAAACTGGTTTGGCGGAATGCGCCAAACTAGAACGTACAAATGCGCCAAGCAGTGCTGTACCAATCAGCCAAACTAAAACAGAGACTACACAGAGATTACCAGAGACTACTACAGAAAAAGTAAACAAAAAGTCTCCCATCACGAGTAGCTTGGTTCCTGAGGAACAAATTCCAGCTATGCTCGATCACGATGCTTGGGCTGAGTACCTAGCATTCCGTAAGCGAATCAAAAAGCCTTTCAAAACTGAGCGGGGCGAGCGCACCAAAATGCTCGACTTGCTCAAGCTCTCCCAGAACGTGGTGAGCATGCAGCGCCAAATCATTGAGCAATCCATCGACAACGAGTGGCAAGGGTTGTTTAGCCTTAAATCGCCGTCGCCAAACTCGAAGCTAATTCCGGTGGAGCAGTTTTCAGACCAAACCAACCCTGATGATTACGGACCACCTCAGTGGTTCAAAGACCGCCAAAACGGAGGTGACCAATGAACAGCTTTTTCCAAAAACTGCAGCAAGCGATGCCTGCGAACGTTGTGCCGTACACTCCAGAGCAGATGGCTCAACTTGCTCAGCAGGAAGTCGAGAAGCAAAGCCATGCGGTGTATCAGAACTACCAGCAGAGCAAAGTTCAGGATTTACTTGGTCGCAGTGGAGTAGGCAAGAAGCACTTGAAGTGTCGATTTGCCAATTACGTGACGGAGAACCAAGGCCAACGTCAGGCGTTTAGTGTTTCTCGCCGTTGGGTTTCTGAGTTCTTGGAAGGTGATGAGAAAAACTTTGTATTTTCTGGATCGACAGGAACGGGTAAAAACCACTTGGCTTGTGCAATGGCGAACTCGTTGATGACGCGCAATCGTACGGTGTTGGTGATTACGGTCGCTGAGTTGATGATGAAAATTCGCGATAAGTACAACCGCCAATCGAACGTTACAGAAGCTCAGTTTCTGAAGTATTTAGCTCAGGTCGATTTATTGGTGTTGGATGAGGTTGGGGTTCAGCGAATGAATGACCACGAGGCGATCATGATTAATACCATCATCGACTCACGCTACACCAACGAGAAGCCAACCGGCATTCTGACCAATCTGAAATCTGATGACCTGACTCAGGTTCTTGGTGCTCGTGTAATGGAGAGATTGTTGGAGAGCTGTGAGTGGGTGAGCTTTACGTGGGAGAGTTTTCGCAAGCAGGTGAGGAACAGCAAGGAGGTAGCATAAATGCGACCAGAAACGTTATTGGCTAAGTTCGATTTAAAAGGCATAAATTACGAACCGCAAAAGGGCGGCAAAGGATTATTTTCTTTGGAAGACCAGCTCGGCATGGTGGGGATTACCTGGAAGGAATCTCCGGTCGGTTTTCTGGTGTTGTTTGTGGAGTTACTGGATAACGCGCAATCGAGAAGAGCACTGGAAAAGGCGGTACTCGCGGAATTGTATACGCTGACCGATGACTGGCGCGGCCAAAAAAGCGAAGCCGCATTCGCAGCCATTGTGCGCGCAGCTGTGGAAGAGGCGATCACCCCACAAGGCCGAATTTGTTCTTGCTGTGGTGGCAGCGGTAAGTACCGAGCTCCAAACCGTCACTACCGAAAGTGCATGCATTGCAACGATGGCCGAGTCGCGTGGGACTTAGAAAGCCGCTTTGCTGCAATGTGTTCTGGTAGTTTTGTTTGTACCTTCTCGGTATTCAAGCGCCAATACCATCCCGTCCTCGATGGCCTAGCAGATTGGCTAGCCGCTAAGCGCAATGCTGCGATGTTGGCGCTAATGGAGAGGATAGAGAAGGAGAGGGGGGCTTAGTTGGGTAGGCCTGTCAGTGTTTGGAGCATGATGTGATGAGTGCTGGCAGGTTTTTATTAACCTATTGATTATCAATTGAAGTGCTATGGGAAAGGTTGCATTATAGGGAGTGAATGGCTTTAGCTGACTAGTAAGTGTTAGCAAGCTTGGAGAATCATCTGGAATACTTGGCTTTGTTTCACGGATGATAGTTAACTATACTTTATGTTAATAAGGGATTACGCTGTGAGTGAATATAAAAAATTATCTCCGACAGATATCCAAGAAAAAATTGACTCTGGGTGTTTTGTTAAGCAAGAAATGGTAATAAGAGATAAAGCATCAGGTCAGATCGTAAAACTTGAACATCTATCAAAACACGAAACAGGAAACTATCCTAACTCATTCTTTCAAGTTAACAATAATTACATCTATCAGTTTGATACCGAAGAGTTACTTAAAGATATAAAAAAATTCATCTGGACATTAGCCTTGGAAAGATATCTGATGACTATAATACAGTTATTGATTTCATATCAATGCATAAAGAAATAGAAGATTTTTCAGATCAAATTTTTAATTGTATAGTACCTCTCACAAGGAAGTTCCAGTCAACAATGGAAAGCTTACTTAAAGATTTAAATTATTTCTCAAAAGACAATAATACAGACGAGTCAATAGATAAGTTTTTGAATCTACTGAAGGCATATGTTAATCTTCTGTTTGCTTATGCGATTTTTCTTATGATAAAGAAGAAAGATAGCTCAAGAATTAAGTCAGTTATTGATGTAAAAATTTTAGAGTTTAAGACCTTGCTGTCACCTATTTATCAGAATATTTTACTTCCATATAAAAAGAACTTGAATTTGCATATCGGTAGATGTGAGTATAAACATGATTTTGATAATTCTCTTTATATTGAGCACTATACTAATTCTAGCTATGAAACGGAAAAAATTGATTTTTTAATCGACTTTGATGATCGGTTTTTATCGATTGGCCATCTCCTTAAAGAGGCTAAAAAATATAATTATAGCTTTGGTGTGAAAAATTCATCTAATGGTTATGATTATAAAAGAGATCATCGAAAAGAAATTGTTTACGCTATTTATGATGCATTTGTAGATATATCAAAATTAGAACAATTTATACACGAATTTGAACTTCTTAACTTAGATGACAAAGAATTAAAAGATTGTATATTTTCTAGACTGACGTGAAATGTCGGTTAACACATATGAGCCTTCTGTCTCTCAATAGGCAATACCATTCCTTTGGCTGACCAACCCTGCTCGAACAACGAAGTTACCTATTTCGCTTTGGCGCAGTGTGATCAGCCCGTTTTTTTGCACTTTCTTCGTTTGCAAACGTCAGTTCTATCCCGTTCTTGATAGCTTAGTTGGAGCAAGGCCTGTCAATGTTTAACTCATGATTAAATGGAATTTGGCAGGTTTCTTTGCTCACGTTATGTACATTAAATTATTGATTATAAATTGAAATGATATGAGAAAGGCTTCATTATACGGAGACAAACGGCTTTAGATGACCCAAGTATTAGATGAATAAAAGAACTAAAACTAAAAAGAATATGAATATGAACAAATTGAAGAATAAAGGCAAACTACTCAGTAATGAGCATGTATTCTATATGCCTTTAGTGTATTTTAATTCTGCTCATAATTCTGTAAACGACTTCTCTGCTGCTCTTGAGGAGTTTAATGAAGTTCGAGATTGGTTTTTTGAAAAAAAGCGAGAGTTAGATGCTTTTTATTCGGAAAATAAGAGTGAAAGTTTTGACTTCTTACAGCAATGGCCTGATGGTCTTGAGTTAGACCTTAATGGCGCGTTTGAACAAGCTCATTCTTATATTGCAAAAACTATGGCGAGTTTCTTCAACTTTTTGACGAACACAGTTGCTGCGGTGGAGTCAAGCGTCCAATTAAAAATCGCGAAACTATTAAATACAGGCGAAGTTTCTGATGAAGATATTTCACTTTTTTACTCTCAAAAAATCGGAATTGCTAAAAGGACCAAGTTTTTTTTAACTTGGATGGAAGAAAGAAAAATGGTTCCTCCGGTTCCGAATAGTGCTATCGATAATTTTCAAGCTGTTGTTACGTTGAGGAACCATTTTGTCCACTACGAATTTTCACCAGCTGTTTTTTCTACGGATGAAATTGAAATATCGAAAATCATCGGAGATGAAAAAGTATCTAAATCGTTTTGTTTACAAGCATTAACATCGTTAAAAATTATCCTAATCGCTCTTTATGACAGCGACCCATTTTTAGGTGAAATGGTATTTGAGCATAGCTTTAGCGATTACTCCCCTCCTATGACACCGAGTCCGTATATTGTAAACCCGCGCTAAATTTCCATAAAGCAATTAAGAGTGATTCAAAATGCTAGGTGCTCTCAATTTAAGGTGAGTTTTGGTTTTACAGTGTAATTGTTTAAGTTAGGTGTCGGTATTTTTCACCTTAATGCTGTGTTATTACCTAACTGGTTGGCCATTAATCACAATGCCGTGATGTTGGTTGTTTGATCATGGTCGTAAATACGTTAAGGTGCATATAGTTAAAAGCAATTGGTGGATATGCAATGAGTGTTACAAGGCGCGGTTTCATCAAACTTTCTGGTTTGGTTGGAGCTTCCTTTTTTTTTCCAAGTCGAGCGTCGTCGAATGAAGTAGTCGGTTCGTCTTCTTTTTTTAATAATACAAAATCAGTTTCTATTTTAGGTGATTCAATCACTCACGGCGCGTTTGCAGGGGATGTGTCTAGGAATGGCTGGGCAAATTTACTTACGCGGGCTCTAAATGCTGAATATGGAACTCATAGTTACGGTTATACACCGTACACCAAGCTAGGATCTGGTGAGCATGAAAGTTATGACATCGCCCAATTTTCGAAATCCGGTGAGTGGGCAGGTTTAAGTGGGGCCGATGCTGATAATTTTGTATCTGGCTTTGGTTATCGCTCTGCGACTATAGGAAGTTCACTTACTTTCAAAATACCTGCGTTTATGAGCCGTGTCTTGATTCACTATATGCAGCGGCCTGATGGTGCTGAAATTGATGTGTTAGTCAATGGTCGACCAACGAAGGTTATTGAATCAAAAGGCATTATTGATAACTTTGCATGTGCAGGCGTTGATTTGTTTGATAATGGTTCCGGCGAAATAGAAATTCAGCTAGTTATTAAAAGTGATGGTTATTTTGATTTTTCTGGGATTAGTTATCTTTCGTCATATAGTGAGACGGTATGTAACAACTATTCACATAGTGGACGCCGTTTGCGCTACACATCCGATGTTTTAGTTAATAATATCTGTGAAAATTCGCAAACGCTTATTATGGCCCTCGGCCACAATGATTCTGGAGAGTCGGAGGATTTAGATTATCGAGCAGCGTTTAGGCATGTTATTGATACTCTGATACATGCTTGCAACCGTCATAAGGTGAACGTTATTGTCCCTGATTTTGTATGGGCAAGAAGCGAATCAAACTGGGTTCGGGTTGAGTTAATGAGACTGGCTAGTGAAACTAATGGTGTCTATATCAACTTTCCTAAAATGCTTGAAAAAAGTGAAGGTATTCCGGCGGATAGAAATCACCTAATCAATACACTTGGCATGTGGGTCGATGTGTCGCATCCAAATGAAGAAGGTAATAAGTGGATATTCGAAGAAATTGCTAAAGCTATGAATCTATCGTGTCAAACGAAAGAGGAAGCATTGACCGCCCATGAGTTTAATTTCCCTCCTAGTGCTTTAACGCCAGAACCTGAACCAGAGATTACAAAAAGTGGGAGCTCTGGCGGCTCAATTGGCTTGTTTGGTACTGCTGGATTGGTGGCTCTTGGCTATATAAAGGCTGTTCGAACAAGAAATTAAAAAAAACCGACAAAGGCTTTTCTTTAGAAAAGTGACTTTAGGGAATGTTCAAACGGATCGAGACCCAATGAGATTTTGATGCCTGTGCCCTAAGTGTATAAGTAGTATTTTTCAATCTAGAATATGTTAACGCTTGGACGCTTACATCTGTTTTGTTGAAACTGGGCTGCGTGAAGCTGTAAATAATTTAAAACAACATCTAGTGGGTGAGTGTTGACATTCACCCCTAAATGGCGCACTCTTTCCAGTATGCAAAACCTCGCCAACTCGGCGGGGTTTTTTTATATCTCTACAAAATTATTTTGGAGCGCCTTTCGGGGCGCTTTTTTTATTTCTGAGGGTTTCAAATGGCGTTAGCACGTTTTGAAGAGTGGAAAGAGCGAATTATTACCTACGTTGGAGGTGGCAGTATCAGCCTATACAACGAGAAGGTATTAGCGAAAGCTCAGGAGACTGCAGAAGTTGTTGCCAACTCTGGCCAGTCAGTAGAGCGTTTGATTTCTACAGCAGGTTTGGTGCTTATCGCTAGTCGCCTCGCTTTTGAAATCTTCGTGTTTTTTGATCAGCGTAAGTTGAAAAAGGAGCAGCAAAAAGATGGATGCAAGGCAACTGACAGAACTGGTCGTTAGGCCAACGCTAAAAGAACTTGGTTTATACAGTGCAGCCGCCGAGCAGCTGGTTGTTGGCACTATTTTTGTTGAAAGCCGTGCTAAATACCTTAAACAGATAGGTAACGGCCCTGCACTTGGCATAGTGCAGATGGAACCTGCTACGCACGACGATATTTGGCAGCACTACTTGGCTTACCGAATTGAACTAACAGAGAAGGTAAGAAAAATTGCCAAAGAAGCCATTCCCACTGAGCTAATCACCAATCTGGCCTATGCGGTTGCGATGTGCCGAGTGCATTACCTTCGCGTTCCCAAGCCTTTACCCCATTCCGGTGATATTCCTGCGTTGGCGCGATACTGGAAGAAGTATTACAACACTCATAAGGGAGCAGGGGACGTCTCTGACTTCATTGATAAGTTCCCTACGGAAATCCTCAAATAACAGCGGCCTACAACGGCCGCTTTTTTATGGAGCGAATACCATGAAAGTTTTCTTGTTTACGTTTATTAAAAGCTTGCTCGGTTATTGGGCTGCGAAGCTACTCAGCCCTGAATCAGTGACTGAGCTACTTATTACTGTTGCTGACTCTCACGCCAAAAACACAAAAACTGAAACTGATGATCGCTTGGTTAACGTCGTTAAAAAGCACCTCGGTAAAGATCAGTAATTCAACTTTCACCACCAAGAGCAAAAACGTTAGCGTTCTGCAATGTCGTCGAGCATTGCCAGGCTTTGGCCATTTAGCAACTGTGCTTACGGTGGTGACCCTTTAGAGCAGGCGTTGGTGCCTCGCTGTTTCTCTGTGTTAGCTATGACCATGAAGTAACCTGACCCGTTACTTACTCCTTAACATGAGAGCGCACGAAGAAAGTCAATAAGGCACAAGTTGAGGGGAGAAACTCCCCTTCATTACTGGAAACGTCAGCCACAGGCGAAGAAGCGGCGTGACACTGGAGAGACAGATTTAGCGGTTTAACTCTATGACTACAGTACGGTTGCGTATCTCTGATACGAAAATTAAAAGCTATTTGAAAAGTGATACTGTCACGAGGCTTAGGGATGAAAGATATGCTTTAGAGCTTCGTTTTCACAAGTCTCGCGAGAGTGCTACTTGGTGGTTGATTGATAAACGAAAGAACAACGGAAAACACGGAAAACCAAAATGGGAACGGCTTGGGCTTTGGCCTCGTTTAAGTGCGAAGGCATTGTTTGAGTTGTTACCCCAAAAGATTGCTAGGATGGCGACGGATACGGACCAAGTGGTTACAGACTGGACCTGTTTTGGTGATTGCTTGCGCTGGTATGTGCAGCATATTGAGTCGAACAAGGACATTTCATCAGAACGAAAGAGTGCCGTTAAGTCGGTGGTCTTTAATCACTTGTTACCAGCTCTTGGGGAGTTGCCTCTTGCTAATATTCGGAAGCACCATATCAAGGACTTATTGGTTTGGCCGCTGCGTGAGCGCTATGAACTTAGAACGGTTAAAGGCTACTTTGCCATTTTAAAAGCAGCGTTTAACCAGGCATATCGTGAAGAGCATATCGCTTCCAACCCAGTGGCTGCGATGGTGTTTACGGACTTCATCAGCAAGAAAATCACGCCTAATGAGGGCAAGATTCAGTCTGATGATGTGAGCCAATTACTCGACAGGCTCAAGACTTATTCACTGCAAAAGCAGGTGTTTGTGTTGATGCAGTTAGCGCACGGGACACGTATTCGTGAAACCCGTTTAGCTCGATGGAGCCATATTGATTGGGATGAAAATATCTGGCGAATCCCCGCCTGTAATGCCAAGAACGGTGAAGCATTGATGTTACCGATGACCTGGCAGATTAGAAACCTACTTCAACAGTATCGCCTTACCCAAAAGGAAGGACAGAAGTTTATATTTCCCAATGCGAAAGGAGATGCACCTATCTGTAAGGACACGGCCAACAGTACTTATGCGGAATGGAGTGAAGGTGAGTTTACTAGCCACCATTGCCGTAAGTTAGTTGGCACTAGGCTGACTGACCTAGGTGTCGATAAGTTTGTACGTGAACGCATTCTTAATCACAAGATGTCAGACTTAGACCAAGCTTACATACACACGACAACGGAAGCCTTGAAACTTAAGGCCTTGCAGACTTATCACAATTGGTTAGATCTGCAGGGCTTTATTTTTTTCCATGGGAAGATCGCGGGAAGATCCTAAAACATGATCATCTAGTGTGAGCTTAGAATCGATAAGGCTTCACGCATCGCTGACCGATTTAACTCTTAAGAAAATCTGTTAATTGTGGTGATAGGTGTTCATTTGGATGTTTAGACGTCTAAATGACTAAAAAACCGAGAAAGGAGTAGAAGGGAGTTTTACTGGTTTTGACCCCAAAAACGCCTGATTTCAGCGTTTTTTGAGTGGTTGAAAATCACGGTGAAAATTAGGTTTAAAAACGCTGTTCAATTAATTTCAAGTCAAATCCCACTCACGCCTTGTCCCACAAGGGCTGCGAAAGATTGCGGGTCCTTCCCAGAGGTTCAATAACCCACGGGGCTGAGACTCGCCGATTCCGCCTCATTTTAATGTCCGGTTTTTACTCCCTTCTATCGGGTGGGTCGAGAAGGGAGTGAACCATAACGCGTAACGCTAGAAGAATGTCGCTATGGCTGAAGTAAACCGAAATGAATTTGCTCGAATTATGGGTTACTCACCGAAGTGGGTGGGCGACCTAATCAAAGAGGGCTTGCCACACCAAGGCGGTGGTGGACGAGGTAAGCCTCTAATAATTGAAACAGATAAAGCCATTCAGTGGATTATCGACCGCGAAATCAAAAAGCAAATTGGCCAGTACGAGAAAGAGCACAGTAGCCCAAAAGTTGGCACCAAAGACGGTGAAGACTTATTGCTCACTGCTGCCAAACGCCGCAAAGCTGAAATTGAAGCTCAAAAGGCCGAAGAAACAGTGATGGATTTGGCAGAGTTAGCCCAGTTCCTTTACATGGTTGGAAACTTATTTGGTAGTGAGCTGGATGGCATAGGGGCTCGAACAGCTTTAGAGGTAGCGTCAGAACATGAACCCGCCAAATGCAAAAACACAATTGACCGAGAAGCTCGACGTATACGCACTGCCACCGCTGACCACCTCAGTGCGTTCGTTGCTGAGTATCTTGCAAAACGTAGCAGAGATGATCAGAGCGAAGCCGCTGAGGAATGCTGCGCAGTGGGCAACTGAGAATAGAATTATGCCTCCAGGTTCGCCAATACCTGGTCCGTTTGATACGACTTCAACACCATACATGATTCCTGTTTGTGTCGCGTTTGCCGACCCTGCTTATTCAAAAATCACCTTTGTTATGGGAACGCAGATGGGAAAGTCGGCCACGATGCAAAACGTGATTGGATGGCGCCTTGATGACCAACCTGCACCGATCATCTATGTGGGGCCGACCGAGTCGAACATTAACAACGTCGTTGAGCCCAAAATAATGGAGATGTTCCGAGAGTGCTCAACGCTGTGGTTAAAGTACGATGATAAAAGCCCCAAACATAAAAAGCGTATTGGGGGCGTGTCTTTGCGTTTTGCATGGGCTGGTTCGGCAACTGAATTGGCATCGGATTCTGCGGTTATCACGCTAGTTGATGAGTTAGACCGTCCTGATACCAATGCAACAGGTGAGGGCTCATTAGCGGAAATTGCAGAAGCTCGTGGTGATGCTTATATCGACTCAAAGCTTGGGCTAACTAGTACGCCAACGCATGGTAAGGCAAGTACCTATGAACACCCTGAAACAGGGATGACTCATTGGGCAGTTGCACCAAAAGGCAAAGTGTCGAGCCCGATTTGGTTGGAGTGGGAACAAGGAACTCGACATGAATGGGCTGTCCCATGCCCTGACCCAGATTGCGGTGAGTATTTCATACCACGAAGTGATCTACTTTGGTGGCCAGGCAAAGGCACAGAGAATGAAAGCTCTCCCGCAGCTGCATCGCGTGAAGCCCGTTTAATCTGCCCTCATTGTGGGGGACAGATTGAAGACAAACACCGCAAAGTAATGAACGCTCAAGGTGTTGCTATTGCTCCTGGGCAATATGCTAAGAAATACGACGACAGCTCTGTATTGATTACACAGGGTTATGAATCGACCGTCGTCCCATTTCATTCCATGCTTCATCCACTGGAGGACAACAACCACTTCAGTATTTGGGTGAGTGGTCTTTGCTCGTTCTCCGGTAAAAAGAGTTATGGCTATCTAGCCAGAAAACTCCTTCAAGCGCAGAGAAGCGGTGATCCACACCAATTACTCTCGGTTTATAACACTGGGTTTGGAGAAATATTTGCTGTTGTTGGTGATGCTCCTGAATGGGAAGAAGTCTACAAGCTACGCTCGACGTTCTCATCAGGTGAAGTTCCTGATGGTGTACACACACTAATTTGCACTGTGGATGTCCAGAAAAACCGTCTTGTTTATATCGTACGCGGTTGGGTTGATGGTATGTCCTCACGCCTGATTGAGTTTGGCGAGCTATGGGGGGATACCGATAAGCCGGAGGTATGGAGTGAACTAGATGACCTGATGGAGCATGAATGGGGAAACTTAAAAATCAGGCAGTGCGGTGTCGATGCAGGCTACAGAACCGATGAGGTTTATGCCTGGGTTCGTCGCCATAAAACTCGTGCACGAGCGTTAATGGGTTGGCAGAAGCTTCCCAAACCTTTTCGTGTCACTCGCGTTGAAGTTGATAAGCAGGGTAAGGTTAGAAAGCGTGGTGACAAGCGATGGGACTTTGATGCCAGCTTGGCTAAAGCGTGGGTACATAACCGCGTCCGTTGGAAACGCGGCACCGTTGGTGATTGGTTACTGCCTTCCGATGTCTCAGAAGATTACTGTAAGCAGATTGTTGCTGAGGAGTTTGATGATGAAAAAGGAGAGTGGAATCGAGTCAGCAAAGACAACCACTTTCTCGACTGTGAAGGTATGAACTATATGGTGGCCAGAATGCTACGACTTGACCGAAAGAAACCAAAACCGATTGATGATGAGGAAGAAACTCAACCTGAATCGGTAGCCGATGAGGCAGAAGAGCAGGAAGACGAAGAAGAGCGTAAGCCTGTTAAGTTGAAAAAACGCAAGCGCCGCTTAGTACGGCGAAAAGGAAACTTTGCTAAATCATGGTAATACCGACAAAGATCACTTCAGGTCTGTCGGTCAACTTCACACTCTCTTATCCAGATTACCCCGCTAGTTCTTGGGTAGCCACTATCTATCTACGTTCCGCATCCGGTAAGGCAGACATTGTCGGCACACCGGAGGGTGATGCGTTCCAATTCTCGATACCAGCAAGCGAGACAGCGAACTGGCCCGCAGAAGAATACAGCGTTGTGTTGCGTGTAACTGATGGCACCGATGTACATCAGCCTCTTACCAGCCGATTAACTGTACTGCCAGACTTGGCAGCATTGGATGTACATGACCCTCGCAGCGAAGCAGAGAAAGCGTTGGCAGCTATTCAGGCTACGTTAACCAATCGTGCTACATCTGATCAGCTTAAGCTGTCGTTTGGTGGTCGTAGTCTGGAGAAGACCCCGTTGAGCGAACTGCTGCAGTTAGAGCAGCGATTTCTCAATAGGGTGAATCAGGAGAAGCGTAAGAAGTCTGGCCGAGGTCTTCTGACAGTACATAAAGTGAGGATGCGCTGATGTGGAATCCTTTTAATCGCAACGCTAAGCCAGAGGCCAAAAAGAAACGTCGCAAGACGCCATATGTCAAATTGAGTCCTGTTTCTCGAAGCCTATTCTCGGCAGCTGATCCAGACAGAAACAATAGTACTTGGGATTCTTCACCTGTGCCAATTGGCAAGATGATTGATCAAAAACTCGCGGTTTTAGTCGCTCGCTCACGCGAACAGATCAGTAACAATGACTATGCCCGAGGGTTTGTCCGAGAAGTTCGTAAAAATGTACTCGGACATAAAGGTATTGTTCTTCAAGTTCGGGGCAAAGAACCTGATGGTTCATTGGATACCAACGGAAATGCTGCCGTTGAGAAAGCTTTTAAAAAGTGGGGACGACGCGAAAACTGTACTGTTGATGGGCGTCTTGATTGGCGCAGAGCCAAGCGCGTTATTCTCAATACGGTAGTGGGGAGCGGTGAAGCGTTCATACGAATCGTTGAAGGCCCACATGCTGGTCCCTGGGGATTTGCTATTCAGCTCATAGACCCTCTAAGAGTACCGATTCAGGTCAACGAAAGCCGACTAGCAAACGGAAACGTAATTCGTAACGGCATCGAAATGACCCCTTATGGACGCCTGGTTGCTTACTTAGTTGAAACAAAAGCAGGTGTTTTGGCTGAAGCATTTCGCCATGGAGGTAAAGAGTTTGAACGTGTTTCTGCTGAAGACATGCTGCACGTTTATGACCAAGAGCATCCTGAGCAATTCCGTGGTATTCCATGGAATCACACATCATTAAGTCGAATGCGTAACCTTTCTGGGTTTGAAGAAGCTTCTGTTGTAAACGCCAGAGCGGGTGCTAGTAAAACACTGGTACTTCAAGCAGACGCTGATGTTTATGAACCGGATGAATCCGAAGAGTTTGAAGAGCCAGAGATTGAGTTAGAACCAAATACGGTTGTGACTTTGCCTCCAGGCTTTACTCCTGTTGATTACTCGCCGGATTTTCCTTCAACAGAGACGGCAACGTTCTCAAAGCATATGTTGCGAGGAATGGCTACAGGTCAGGGTATGGCTTACAACACGTACGCCAATGACTTAGAAGGTGTCAACCTTAGTTCAATTCGCCAAGGCAAGCTTGACGAACGTGACGGGTGGAAAGAGTTACAAGAATGGTTCATCGAGTCGGTTTGCCATCGAGTTTATGAACGTTGGCTTCAGTATTCATTACTTGCCGGAAAAGTCATTAACTCAAATGGTAATCCTATCCCAGCTAGCCGCTTAGGCAAATTCCTAGAAGCAGATTGGCAACCTCGCCGTTGGGAATGGATTGACCCTCTTAAAGAAGAGAAAGCCATTACCGAAGCTCAAGAAAATGGTCGTAAGTCCCCTGGTGAAGCAATACGTGAATCTGGTCGTGAGCCTGTAGATGTCTGGAAGGGATATGCAGAGGACATCAAGGCAATGAGAGCGGAAGGGATTCCAGACGAAATGATAGCCCAGATTTTGGGAATAAAAACCAACGGGCAACCTGCAGGAGTAAATCAAAGTGAGCAAGAAGAAGACGAAACTGACGACGAGTGATCTGATTCGTCAGGTCACAGGTCAACCTGTGTATCGAAACTACACGGTTGAGTCAGTGGATGAAGAAAACCGTACGGTTGAACTGGCTTTCTCTAGCGAGTATCCAGTTGAGCGTTGGTTTGGCTATGAAGTCCTCGACCATTCATCTGGTGCAGTACGTATGGCGCGTTTTGATGCTGGCGCTTCTGCCTTGGTCAATCATGACTGGGACGATCTAGTTGGTGTCATTGAATCAGCTCGAATCGAAAAGAATAAGGGCCGAGCGGTTGTTCGGTTCGGTACTAGCCCAAGAGCTGAGGAAATTTGGCAAGACGTTAAAGATGGCATTCGTAAGCACGTTTCTATTGGTTACATCGTCCATGCGATGGTTCTTGAAAGTGATACGGATGATGTTCGCACCTATCGTGTGACAGATTGGGAGCCGTTCGAACTGTCTTTTGTCACGGTTCCCGCTGACCCTTCCGTTGGTGTTGGGCGCAGCTTAGATACAACCAAATACCAAAACCACCTGCGTGATATGGGGATCATCATCCCAACTGGCGCAACAGAAAATGAACGTGAAATTGAAAACCGGAGTGAATCCAATATGAAGACTAAAACCCTGCGTGATGCCAGTGGCCGCTTAGTTCGTGCAAAAGTTGATGAGAACGATGTGATTGTTGAGATTATTGAAGTTCTTGAGGAGTCCAACACAGAACGTCAAGCTGGTATTGAAGTAGAGCAAAACCGTGTGCGTGATATTTTAGACCTGTTCGAGCAATACGGAAGTCGTGGTGTTGATCCTAACCCTTATCTTCGAGACAAAAAGAAGACAGCTGCCGATTACCAACGCGCCTTACTTGATGCAGCGTCTGAGAATGGCGGTCAACCAGCGGGAGCACGTAGCGCAACACCAACGGTTGCAGACAGCCCAGACATTGGCTTGTCTGACAATGAAATTCGTCAGTATTCATTTCTGAACGTTCTGCGTTACCTGTCTCAGCCAACGAATGAAAAGTATCGTCGAGCAGCTGCATTTGAGCTTGAAGCCTCTGAAGCCGCAGCCGATAAAATGAAGCGTGAAGCACAAGGTATTATTGTACCTAACGATGTTCTTCGTGCAGCTGCGCCAGTAAGTGCTGGTGGTTCCGGTAGCAACTTGATTGCTACTGACCATATGGCGGGTAGCTTCATTGATATGCTCTATAACAAATCAGCAGTCATGAACTACGCAACTACGCTAACAGGCCTAGTCGGTGATTTATCTATCCCGACTCAAGAGGGTGGGGCTACGGGCTATTGGCTTGGTGAAGATGTAGATGCAACCTTATCTGAAATCACCTTTGGTGAGCGTGGCCTACAAAACCGTACTTGTGCTGCGCTAGTAGAAATGACCCGTAAGATGCTGATGCAGTCTTCACCAGATGTTGAGATGTTGGCTCGTGCGGATATTGCTAAAGCTCTGGCTCTTACTATTGATAAAGCTGCCTTGTACGGCACTGGTGGTGATCAACCGCTTGGTCTTGCAAACATCACGGGTGTGAACGGTGTAGATTTTACTGCGGTTAATCCGACGTTCCAAGAAATTGTAAACATGGAAACAGAGATAACTGCTGACAATGCTGATGTTGGTTCCATGCTTTACATGATGAACGCTACTGGCCGTGGTCACTGTAAGACAACTCAAAAGTTTGCTAATACCAACGGCTCACCTATTTGGGAAGGGGGTAACACTGTAAACGGCTACGGCACGCACATTTCTAACCAGATCAACAACGGTGATTATTGGTTTGGCGTCTGGTCCGAAATGCTGATTGGTTTGTGGGGAGGCCTAGACCTGACTATTGACCCATACACTCATAGTGCGAAAGGGCGCTTGCGTGTTGTTGCATTCCAAGACGCTGATGTAACTGTTCGCCATCCTGCTTCTTTCTGCCTAGGTAAAAAACCAGCAGCCTAATCAACCAAAAACTACTAGCTAAGCCACTCAATCGAGTGGCTTTTTATTTGGAGAAACAAATGTCAGTCAAAGCAATTTTAGTTACACAACCATTTCGTTGTCGCGGTCAATTATTGAAGCCTGAAACGGCACTAGAAGTGGGGCAAGGCTGCGACATTACACCGTCTGAAGCCCGTTCTCTGGTTGGCCAAAAGAAAGCAGTCTGGATTCCAGGAGACGATCTTGAAGTCGAAGAGGACGAAGATGAGTAATTGGTCTCAATCTATGGCTGAAATGGATGCTGCTTTATTTGGTGCATTCGGAGAGTCAGCCACCATTGCGGGTAAGTCTGCAAAAGTGGTTCCAAATACATCACAAGATCAATTTGGGATGATGGCTGCCAATGTGACCCGTTTGTCTATCTCTGGCTCATCAGGTGTGAAGGTTCGCAAAGGTGACAAAGTTACCTATAAAGGCCGAAGCCATGTGGTTGCTGATGTGCCCGAGTACCATGATGGCTTAATTAGCTTTGATCTGAAATGAATGAACTAGACCGCCAGTTGGCAACTGCAGTAAAGAACCTCAGTGCTTTAGACGAAAAAGCGGTACCTCGTGCCAGTTCAATGGCCATTAATCGGATCGCCAGTCGGGCTATTAGTCACTCAGTGAAAGAAACCTCTAAGGTGGTTAAGGTTCAGCAAAAAGTTATCAGACGCTATGCCAGAGTATCCAAAAAGGCATCTCCAACGCAGCCTGTTGCCTACGTGAGAGTCAGGCGTAATGACATACCAGCCATTCACATAGGGGATGCCCGTACTCAAATCCGCCGCAAAAAAGGGCGCTACCAGGTGCAAAGCGCAACCCGTGGCAGGGATGGTCGTTATACCAAGCGTGAAGTATCCGGCTTTACGTCCATAAAAGTGGGTAAGCATAAGTTTGACAATGCCTTTCTTCAGAAATTGGAGAATGGAAAGTGGCATATCATGCAGCGTACTAGTGATGCACGCTACCCCATCAAGATGTGCGCTATTCCCATCAAAAACGAAATCACCACTGCCTTTGAAACAAATAGCAAAAAGCTCATGAATACAGATATGCCGAAAGAGCTTTCTTATGCCATGGGGCAGCAAATCAGACTTGTAATCCGCAGAGAGGTAGGGCGTGGAAATTAACAAACAAATTCGAAAACAGGTTATTTCTGACTTAGAAAAAGCACTCATTGACAGTGAAGGGCAACCCCTTATCGCTGCTTATTTTTCTGGCCGAGGTGAGCCAGTTACAGCCAGTGATGACGGTGAGACAGGATACCTCGAAGTTCCAGCTATTTCGGTCTACTTGCTAGATGGTGAATCCACTGGGCAGGATTTTGATGAAGAGGTGTGGAGCTCGGTACTTGCTGTAGAGATTATGGACTTGGCAACCAATCAACTGGATGACGACCTCGATACCTTTAGTGAGAAAGTTCGGGGCGTAATTGACCGTCACTACACCGCTAATGGTTTGCTCAATCTGTGTAATCGAGCGGGTTTTTCTTATGTACGCGAAGAGGGGGCTCCGTGGGGTTCCTCGGTTTTAACATTTACTATTGAATACACTGAAGAGGTTTAATCATGTCGGACCCAACTCAACCAATCAAAGGCGCTGGCAGTACGTTTTGGCGCTTGAAAGACGCAACCGAACTGACTGCCCCTGCAGATTATCTTGAAGATACCAAATGGGACAAATTAGCAGGTGTTAAAGAGCTTCAACCAGGTGAAATCACCGTTGAAGACGAAGAAGATGACCATCTAGACGATCCTGAGTCTGATTGGGCTAAAACAACGCCTGGTCAGAAGTCAGCAGGTGAAACTAACTTAACGCTAGTTTGGAAACCAGGGGAGCCAGGTCAGCAGCAGCTCGTGGATGATATTGATAACGGCACTGTCACCGAATATCGAATTAAGTACCCAAATGGAACGGTCGATGTTTACCCAGGCTACATCAACTCATTGGGTAAAGCGGTGACGATTAAAGAGAAAATCACTCGCTCAGTGAAATTCAAAAACGTTGGCAAGCCAAAACTCGCGGAAATGCTCATTGCTGAACAAGCCGCTGGCGCAGGAGCATAATCATGACACAGGCTTTTTTGAAAACGAAAGAAGTTCCAATTGACGGGATACCTGTAACCATTACCCAGCTTTCTGGATTGGAAAGGTTAGATTTTATGGAGTATTGCTCTTCAATATCAGAACCTGAGCGACCAATCAAACCTGATGATGGAGCTAGTGAAATTGAACAAGATAACTACTTAATTGAGCTGAATAAGTACACACAACAATGGTTTCGAATCAATTTTATAGTACAAGCTCGTTTGGTTGCTTATGGCTACCGAGAAGGTGAGATCGACATCGATGCACGACAAGAACAAATTATGTCAATGATGACGCCGGAACAGGTTGCAAGTTTACATAATGAAATCGCTTCTTTCTCAGGATTGCCAGTGCCTGCGCAAGAAGAAACAGCCCCATCAGATGGTTCGGAAACCACCACTACCACTGAAACCGCCACGACTGAAGAAACCACAGCTCAGGAACCCACTGACCCAAAAGTCTAATTCGGGATGAAATTGAGTTTGCCATGGACCTTGCCCGAGAGTTCGGGCAAGTCTGTTGGCGCACCTTGTTGGCTTCCATTAGCGGCGAAGCCGTTGTGGAGTGGCGTGAATACTTTTCAAAACACGGCTTTAAGCACCAGATGGATAATCTGCGCTTTGCCGTGACCTGTTCTTCAAACTGGAATGTCACGGCCATGGCCGCAGGCTGCAAGGACGACAGCGCCCTTAGAAGCTACCAAGACTTCCTGCCAACCTTAGAACATCCCGAAGAAGAATCGAAAGAATACACCGACGAAGAGCTGATGGCGTTGAGCGCGTCGGCAGGAGGAGTTCGCCTTGAGTGCCCAGATAGCTGATTTTAATATCCGCTTCAATACTGAAACTGCCAAGTTTCAGAAAGACGTGGATTACGCCAAAAAGATGCTGCGTGGCTACACCAAAGAAGCCAAAGCGGCGAACGACTCAAACCTATCATTAAGCCGTTCTTTAGAGCAAACCGCAGACCGCGCCAAAAACGCAGGTCGCGGCGTGCTAGATGCGGCAGGTTATGTTTCGGCAGGCATTGGTGCCGTCACAGGTGCCACGGCTTACCTCATTACGCAGCAGGCGCAACAAGCGCGTGAAATCGAAAAGATGGCGACTGTTGCTCAGGTATCGGTCCAGCAAATTCAAGCCTTGGGATACGCCTCTGAGCAGTTCAATATCAGCGGCGAAAACATGGCCGAGATACTGAAGGACGTCAACGATAAGCTGGGCGACTTTACCGAAAATGAAGGTGGTGAATTTGCCGACTTCATGGAGAACATCGCGCCAACAGTCGGCCTGACCATTGAGAAGCTGCAAGAGCTGTCGGGTCCCGATGCCTTGATTGCCATCAAAACGGCGATGGACCAAGCCAACGTTCCAATGAAAAGCCAGATATTTTATCTGGAGAGTATCGCGAACGATGCCTCGGCCTTGATGCCATTGCTTGAAAATCAAGGCCAAAAGCTCTTTGAGCTGACCAAAAAGTACGACGATTTGAACGTCTCCATGTCGGAATATGACATTGAGAAATTCAAAGAGATGGACCAAAAGCTCACAGATGTTGGTCTTAAACTTCAACGTTCTTTTGCTAATGGTGTATTGGGCGCTAGTGAACAGATAGATTGGTTTACCGATCAGCTCGTCGTCTCAGTTGATTATTGGGGCGCTCTGTTCGACAGCATGAGCGATAGCCCTAAAACTAAAAATGGCTTACTGAAGAAACTTGGTGATGCTCGCGACGAAGCGAGAACCGTCAAGATAGAGCTTGAGAGAGCGCAGAAAGCTTTAGAGGGCTTGCAGGCAACAGAAAGAAGTGCTGAAGGCAATGTTGAAGTTCAAGCACGTATGGCTAACTCGCGCTTTAGTGAAAGAGTTAGCGCTCAAGAGTCCAAAGTTGCCAAGCTCGCTGCAGAGTATGAAGCGCTCATCAATACCGTTGATAAGTATCAGCGCCAATATGAAGACCAAGAGCTTGGTTTTAAGCGTGATGGTACGGTTGATGACACCACCAAGCCACAACCGCCGATTCGGGCTTTAAAAGACGATCCTAGCGTTGGTAAAGCGCAAGCCTCTGGCGCATCGCGCCTAGCATCGCTTGATATGCAGTACGCGAGTGAGCGTGAAAAGCTCATGTTAGCGCATGAACAACGCTTGCGTGACATCGAAGAAATGCAGGTGTCCGAGCAAGAGTTGAAGCGTCGTGGCTTTGATACCTTGCAAGCATTAAAAACCGAGTACAGCGATCGCGAGAAAGAGTTTTTTAGAACCTCACAAGCCGAGTTTGAAGCAGAGCAAGAAGCTGCGCTGCAACGTTCTGTCGATGCATTCGCTCGCAGTGAAAACGCCAAAACAGAAAAGGCCAAAGTCGAAGCGGAAAAACGGGCGTATCGTGAAGAGCGCTTGATGCAAGAACGCGTTCGAGGCATGAGCAACTTCCTCGGTCAAATCTCCGAGCTGCAAAGCAGTGAAAACAAAAACGCCGCTCGTATTGGTAAAACCGCAGCGCGTGTCCAAATCATGCTTAACGCTTACGAATCAGCGTCAGCGGCATACAAATCTTTGGTTGGTATTCCTTATGTCGGTCCTGGTCTTGCTGCGGCAGCGGCAGGTACGGCTATGGGCTTTGGTATCTCCATGGCCAGCAAAGTCGATTCAGTCTCGAACATGGCGCACAACGGGATATCCGAAGTGCCGATGTTGGGTGGCCGAATGGAATCCGATTGGACGCTGAAAGCAGGTGAGCGCGTTTACACCAACGAATCCGCAAACCGAATCGACCAAATGTATAGCGCCATCATGGCCATGCAACGTCAGAAGTTCGCGATGAATGATCCAAGCCTGGATTCAGCCAAGGCAGGGTTGGCCGTTGGAGGTCGTAACGTGGTGAACATTTACGGCGCACCAGAGGGAGCGAAAGTGAGAGAGCGCCAAGGTGACAATGGTGAAAACATCACCGATGTCTTTTTGGAAGACCTCGATTCTGACGGACCAATGTCTCAAGGGATCGCGCAGCGCTTTGACCTCAAGCCAGTGGGAGTATAAGCACTCATGACAATGATGTACCCAAGCTACCTGCCACATCCTCAGTTTCCCGACAAAATCGAACAGATGTCCAATCGTATTTCCACGGAAATGTCGACAGGGCGTACTCGGGACCGTCGTCGGCATGTCATCGTGCCGACATTCCAAACCCTCGTGTTTCGGATGCCAAAGGACAAAGCAGCGGCGTTTCTTGGTTGGGTTGACCATGCACTCAGTGGTGGCATTCGTTGGTTTACCTTAAACCAGCGCACCGAACTGGGCGTGGTTCCCCTACAAATCAAAATGAAAGACCACCCACTCAAAGACGCCAAGCAAAAAGGTGGCAAGTTTTACTACACCGTGAAATGTGAAATTCGCCAATACCCAATCCAAAGCGAAGAACTCACCGTTGGCCAAATGTTAGCCCCATACACGCTCGAAGAGCTCGTGGCAGGCGCAGACATGAGCCGTTACTACACAGAGAGCTGGAAGAATGGAAAGCAATAATAATTTTTTAGAATTATCAGAAAGATATAAGCAGAATATTGATTGGTTAAATCAAATCCTAAAAGGCTCTGATACGGATACGGTTCAAGTCGATGGTGTCTTGAAGCCAACAATTTCAAAACACATAAGCGATCATTATAACGAAATCAAAATCATGGTTTCAGGCCGCTTGTCATTTAAAACGTTAGCAGAGCTAACGGCATCAGGCGCACCACCTGCTGATAAGTTGTTGGCTGAAGTGTGGAAGGATGATGTTAAGGATAACAATGGCTTGTATGGTTGGGGTGGAGACAGTTGGGAAAAGTCCCCATTTGATAATGTTGATGCCCTAAAGCGTGATCTTGAGGCGACAACGCAAGCATTAACTTCGGGTTACAGAGAATCCATTGAGAAACTTGAAAAGACGGGGGTGATTGGAGGTGATGAGCATTTCATCGACGTATTGCTCAAGTCTGACCTGTCCGCCGACGATGAAATCGTAGGAGCTATTACCGATGAATTAGGTCATATGCTTGAGGGGTGGAATAGCAAAGGTGAGAAAGTCATTCCCGTTGTGGTTAGGTTGCTGAAGGATTTACTGTTACCGAATACACAGTTGGAAGATGGTGCATATAATTATGCGAATGCTGTCACGGATGAGTCTGGTAATGTATCGTTTGGCGTTGAAACGGACACAGGTAAAACCTTGGCTGCTTTGCTCAAGGTCTTTGGACCGATTGAGCTGGGGAAAGACAGTGAACTGCTTTCCGGTGAGTATAACTATGATTTTGCCATTGTTGATGAGTCGGGCAATGTGGGCTTTGGCTTTATGTCTGGCAGAATGCTATCGCCAGAAACGAATCAAATTCACCAAACAGCCATTCGAGACAATAAAAACCTCACTAAATCCAATCAGCTAAAAACGTGGATTAACCCTCTTCCTGCACAAAACGTGTATGACTATAACCATTTGGTCGTGTATGGGCAGAGTTTATCTACGGGTTATGAAGGATGGCCACGTCTGTCAAAGCTGCCTTTGTATGGCAACCTAATGCTTGGCGAAAGTGTTCGGCCTAAAAGCATTTCAGGTACCGCATTTGATCCAGTTGGAGATTCGATAAAACTCTCTCCATTGGTTGCCGTGGTGCAAGATTCCAGTTCTGGCGCCGTTCTTGATGATGATACGGTCGCGAATTTGGCTCCAGGGAATCCGGCCAGTGGTGAAACGCCAACGGAAGGCTGGACGAACATGTCTAAATGGCTGCATAACCGATTCAGGTTGCTTAATAATGACAGTGAACGATTGTTTATTGGTTCAAATAATGGCGTTCCTGGACGCACGATTGAACAGTTGAGTAAAGGGGCCACGCCAAATCTATACAACCGATTTACCCAGTGTTTATCTCACGTTAAAAGCATTGCGGATGCTGAGATGAAAAGCTACGGCGTCACGGGTATTTGTTGGATGCAAGGTGAATACAATTACCAAGGGTCCAATGGTGGTGACATGAGTTATCAGGGGTATCTCGAAAAACTCAAAAAGTTGCGTCAAGACATGTTAACGGATGTCTATGCCATTACAGGGCAGGTTGATGAGCCTGCCTTTTTGACCTATCAAAGTGGCGCCGTTTACACCAATGATGCTTATGAACTATCCATAGGTATGGCGCAGTGGAACTTCACTAAAGAAGTACCTAATTCGTATCTGGTTGGCCCTATCTATCCTTATACCGATAAAGGTGGTCATTTGGATAGTAATGGCTACCGATGGTTTGGTAATCAAATCGCAAAAGTGTATCACCGAGTGGTGACACTTGGTCAAAATTGGAAGCCATTATGTCCGATTAAGAGTGAAATTGTTGGACGAACCATCACTATCGATTTTCATGTGCCTGAGCCACCGCTTCAGTTTGGTGTGCCTTATGTTGTACAAAATCCGACTGATTACTCATCGAAAGGTTTCAAAGTTACGGATGCGTTAGGGAGCGTACCTATCGTTTCGGTTGATATTGTTGGTCAAACCATCATTGAAATCACGTTGTCTAGAGAGCCCGATGAGGCCGCGAAGCTCTGGTATGCCGATAAAACCCAACATTTGGGTAATGGTAATGTGATGGATTCCGATCAGACTATTGCTCATGACAAGTATGTTTACGACCCAAATAGCGGTCAGTACCCAGACGCCAACAAGCCTGAGTTGGTCGATAAACCCTACCCACTAAATAACTGGCTCATTGCCTTCTGTATTCCTGTTAACTGGAGTGAATAATTTATGTCATTATTAATCAAAGTTCGTGGTGCTGATTTTTCCAAGTTGGGTTTGCCTGTTCTAGAGCAAACCATTTTCGGTTTTCCTGCGGAGAATTTAAAAGGCTTGTACCTATTAGAAGACGGAACTCAAGATACGGTATTTAACGGTCCTTTTATTGACAGCTCTGGCAATGGCAATCACGCCAAAGTTCGCGACACATGGACGGCACCATTAAAGCGTAAATCAGGGATAGCGACGAATTCTGAGCACGGTATGGTGATCGAAACGCCTATCCCATCAAACACAAGTTTTACTTGGATCTTTGTTGGTCGTCATACACTACCGATTGAGCAACAACCAGGCAAGTATCCTTCTTTTGTTGGGCAAACCGATGCGCTGGCTTCTGATATGACAGGAAGTAGCCCTAATACAAATGGACTGCTCATCAATAGCGACCTTGATAAAACTCCGTCAAACACATCTTTTGACGCGTTTGGTGCGTACTCTGGCAAGGGGACGATGAGTCGTCGTCATATCGTTGGCAGTAAGTCTTCCATTGTCACCGTTATTGGCATGACCTTTAATGTAGAAACGGGCGAGATGCATATTCGAGACTTAAACGGGCGTTCTGCGTCAGCTACGGACTCAGTGGTTGCTGCTGCGATTCGCGCATTCATCGGAAACATTACATTCGGTTGTTGGAAGCATAGGGCATTCACCCCTATGTCCGGTGAGGCGCATTTATTTGCTCATTATGATCAAGTCCTCGGAGATGCGGGACTGTTAAAGGCAATGCAAGCAGCTAAGTCTCGTGTTGAGTCTCGCGGCATTCCGGTAGTGTAAAATCATGAAAGCCATAGAGGTTTATTACGCCTCTGCTCCTGTCGATAAAATCCCCATCCACACCATAGAAATCAAAAATGAAGATGCGTATCAGAAAGGCGAGCCGGAATCGGTCATTCGTCTGGCTGACGGTTTCTATCATCTTGAAGTCGACGGTGTGGAAGGCATTTATCTTGGGCTAGAAACAGAGGTAGAGACCTTCTTTCGAGCGTCGGCGTTCGGGGTGTCATTACCGGGTAAAAGCGTCAAAGGGAAACAGAACCTGCAATTCCAGATTGATAACGTGACGGGCGAGGCCCGTCGCTTTATTGATAAAGCGATGGAAGATGGCAGCAAAGTGACCATCACGTATCGCTTTTACTTGTATCCCCATGTCTCAGCGCCTGCCGAGCCACCCCTCACGCTGACGGCGGTCAGTGAAAAAGACAACATTCAAACCGTCGGCGTTGTCGCGTCGTTTCATGACTTGGTTAACCGAGCATGGCCAAAGCGCCGCTACACGCCAAAGATCACCAAAGGACTCAAGTACCAGGGGAACTAATGACTTTAAATGAGTTAATGGCGGTGCCCTATCTTGACCATGGTCGTGACGAGCATGGTCTGGATTGTTGGGGCTTTGTTCGTTTGGTTCGCCACCATCATCACGGCTTACCCCTATTGGACAGCTTTGGGACCGTGGACCCAGACGACAAAGCAGGCATGACCGACGCCTATCACCAATTGGTGGGTGGGTATGTTGAAACCGCCCCGATAGACGGCGCAATCGCATGCCACCTGATTGAAAATACTTTGGTGCATGTGGGTGTCGTGGTGAATGAAAACGGGCTAAAAGTGGCTCAAACAGGGCGAAAAATGGGCCGACCTTGGCTCTGTAGCCTGTCTGATTTTGAGCGTATGTCACTAATTACGAGGTACTACATCGAACATGACTGTACTAGCGGTTTATCCCAACAAGCTCAATCGTAGTAAGTGCGAGTTTACCCCAATCAAACCTGGGCAAACGCTCAATGATTGGATGGCTGCGAACATCAAAGGTTACTACGTATCAGAAACGCCGCCGTTTTCTTATTTCGTGAATAAAAAACAGCGCACTTCCTCAGATTGGTTTGATTACGTTTGGCAAGACGGTGACTTAGTGGAGTTGGTTGCAGAGCCGAAAGACCCTGCAAGTATCGCGTATGCGGTGATCGCGGTGGTGGCGGCTGGCGCGGCCATCTACGCCATGAACCAAATCCCTGACAACTTCCAGAAAACCATGCCAGAAGGCAGTCCGATTTATGAAGCCAACGCACAAGGCAACCGAGTGCGATTGATGGGGATAATCCCTGAGCTGTTTGGACGCCACAAAACCTTCCCTGACATCATCAGTGAGCCGCATTGGTATTTCTCAGAAGATGAAGAGTACCTGCTCATGATGACCGCCATTGGCAATGGCGAGTTTGAGCTAACGGGCGACGACATCACCATCAGTGACACGCCTGTGTCGAAATACGCAGGAGACATCAGTTATCAAGTGTTTGCGCCAGGGGAGGACGTGACCAGCCACCCAGCGCACGAAAACATTTACACCTCACGCGAGGTCGGCTCGACGTCTTCCACGGCAGGGATCGAGCTAGAAGGGCCGATTAACTCCATCACTCCGAGCCAAGTCAATGTGGTGAACGATACGCTCGGTGTGGTGAGCGATGTGGATGGACTCGCCACAGAATACTGGCCTGTTGAATGGGAAGCTGGCCACATCATCAAAATATCCGGTTCGCCTGGTATTCGTGAGATCACCGAAGCAAGTGGTGATGGTGGCTGGCGAAACGAAAATGGGGCAGACATTCTTAACTTTTGGTCGCGTGCCCCTGATTTGCATAACTGCAAACAAGGCGATTATGTTGAATACCCGACTAACTATTACGTCCCACATGAAGCCGACCCCGTGGTGGAATATTCCGTGGGTATGGTGGACATTAAGCAGACGTTTGAGGTCAATGGCGAGACGTTCTATGCGCTGCGCATCTTAAATGGTGAGGGCTACTGGATAACGGTCGACACCGTACCGTCAGAAACGCGCCATCATCCCATCAAGTTTCACGGCACGGACGATGGCCGCTATATCATCCGTGAAGCGAACAACCCGAAAGGCCGAGTCGATAGGCTGTATCCCGAAGGGACGAAAGCGCAGGTGTGGTGGGATGTCTTCACGCATCAAGGCGAGAACAAAGGGTGGACGCTTGAAACCGAAGTGGCACTGCCTGGTAAACCTGCAGGCCCACACTTTGCCTGCCCAGCCTCAGAGGTGGCCGATAAGATTTACATCGACTTCAAACACCCTGACGGCCTTGGATACGTGAACAAGAACGGCGACACCAACGCGCTCACTGTCGAGGCCATGATTGAATGGCGCGGAGAGGGAGAAACCGAGTGGAACCAAGTCAAGTACGAGCGCCGAGACGGCACTCGCGATCAGCTTGCGGAAACTATCGAAATTGACTTGGGTCGTAAAGTTCGTCCTGAAGTGCGCGTGTATCGCATCACCAACGATAATAAAGACCTCAAGTATTTGGATCGCATCGAGTACCGCCGATTGAAAGCGCGACTTGATAGCAACACCAAGTATGACGACTTCACCACCATCGCCTTCAAAATCCGTGGCAGTAACTCGCTCTCACGTAGCGCGGAGAATAAGCTGGGCGTGGTGCCAACCCGTAAACTGCAAATTCCAGATGGGTTAGGAGGTTGGACGCAAGAGCTTTACCCGACCCGAGACATAGCACCGGCTATCCGCTACATCATTCTTGATAGTGGATTGAGTGATGTTCACATCGGTCATTACGAGCTGCTGCGTTTGCATGAGGTTTGGAAAGCCAGAGGGGATACGTTCGACGCAGTATTCACCGACAGCAGCACCTTGTTCGAGGTATTGAAGAAAGTCTTGCTCGTCGGTTACGCCGAGCCAACGCTCAAATACGGTCAAATCATTCCAGTTCGGGATGAGCCAAGAACCACTTTTGATTTTCAGTACCAACCGGACAACATGCTTGGTAAAGGCTTGGAGCGCTCAGGCAGCTTTATTCGCGAAGAAGAGCCCGACGGTGTGGAGGTGGAATACTTCTCCACTCTGACATGGAAACCGGAAACCATAATGTGCTTGCTGCCTGGTGACCTCGGCATCAAGCCAGAGAAAGTCAGAGCGTTTGGAGTGACCGACCCAACCAAGGCGTGGCAATTTGGTATGCGAGTGCGACGTAAGAAGCGCTACCGACGCTTTCAGTATTCATTCCAAACCGAGATGGATGCTTTTAACTCTAACTACCTTGATTACGTTGCTTTGGGTGACGATGTGCCAGGTTACGCGCAAAGCGGCAGGTTAGAAGGGTTTAGCATTCAGAACGGCAAGACGCACCTATGGCTGGACTTGCCACTGGAATGGGAAAGCGGAGTGCATCACATCACCGTCCGAAAACCCGATGGTAGGGCATCAGGGCCGCATGTTTGCACCAAAGGGAGTCATCCTAACGAAGTCATCATCACCAGTAACTTGGGCTTTACGCCCTCACTAGACGGCGAAATGGAACCACCATTGTGGCTGTTTGGTCCAGCGGATAAGTGGTGTTATCCAGCGCTCATTAATGATGTGACGCCACAAGGCACTGAGAAGTGCAGCGTTAAGGCGGTGAACTATGATGTGCGCGTGTATGAGGATGATGACAACGAACCCGACGAACAGGGATACCCAAAAGTGGCTTAG